TCAGCAGCCACTGATAACATTCCTGTAGTCTTGTCTGAAACGATCCTCGCCTATTGGCTTGGTCCGGAACAGGCTCGACTTTGGAAGTTATTAATGGTTGATCGGGAATTCGATCTTCCCTTCAAAATTCCAGGTAAACCCGTCCGTTATGGGCGTGGTCAACCTATAGGAACTTTGTCCTCTTGGGCTATATTAGCCATTACTCACCACGCACTCGTTCAGCTTGCAGCGATGCAAGCCGGACAATTCCCTTATGAAGGGTATAGAGTGTTGGGTGATGATATTGTAATTTCTGGGACGGAAGTAGCTGAGGCATATCGCTCTCTGTGTTCGGAATATGAGATTCCAATTAATCAGAAAGGGTTCATTTCTTTACCGGAAACCGCTGTTCAAGGTAATTCCTTGTTCACGTTTGCGGCTCAGATTTGTTGGGGGAGTTACAACTTATCTCCCCTTTCCCTTAAAGATGAATTGATGATCAATTCTCTAGGGCAACGAGTGAATGCTCTTGTGAAATTGGTAGCACGTGGTGGATTTATTGATAATATTCCGTCTATCCTTACTTCCGTTGTAAGAAGTTCGGTAGGTCGGTTATCATACGCCAGCGGTGCTTTCGCGAAGATGTCAGGAGGAATCATTCCTGATGAATTGAGGGCCCTAGTGGCGGCTCTGCTCTATCCTACAGAAGACCCGATTACTAAGGGTGTTAACCCTAGTGGTCGGTTATTCCGTTGGGACCAAGCACCTCCGTTTTGGAGAACTTTCTCTTATCTTTTCGATAAAGGGAAAACTCTTTACGGAGACCCGCTACGGGTGACCTCAAATTGGTCGGATAAATTGCTTCTGACGTCACCAGCACGTAAGTACTGGTTAGGTCTGCTAGGAGTTTGTGAACAAACTGTGCAGAACTTTGGGCGTCGATTGGGAGATAAAATCGTGGAGAATCCTCCAAGTGATTATTTCCCTGTATCGATGATTCCAAGTCTGCATCGTTCATCAACAGTAGGAGTGGCCGAGTTGACAGATGTCAATCGACCTATCCTGCATTTCCTGGCAAGCACAACCTTTGCTAACCCTATCGATCGTGCGATCGGTGAATCATTGATCACCGGTCCCATGACCGAGTTAGGCCGAATGCTGGCTCCTGATGAACAGGAACCGCACTTGACAAAAGGCACAGCTGCCGAAATTGCAGAATCCTATGCTCATTTAATCATGCTTATTGGTGATTATTCGGGATCAATTCGTTATCGTTTAATATACAATGACGAATATGAACCAAATGATGGCCAATTTGCATTCTTTTATGACCTGTTAACTGAACAACTGCTTGAGATGTCTGATAAAGAGCGACGCTCGAATAAACAAGCGTTGACTCTTGAATTGGACTCTCTCGCGCCGGCAGTTTGGAGCACTATGTCCGATCAGTAATCTTTCTTTGTCATGATGACACTTACCTTAACCTGATTCGTCACCAGGGAGGGGAAGATGTAGATGCGATTAATACATCTAATTCTAATCGAACGAAAGGTGCTTCTCCGATGATTCTCGGAGAACCTGAGTAGGTAGGGC